CAAGGGCATAGCTTTAGTCAGTTTTGGACTAACGTTCAACACTCTGGAATGTTTTCTTACGATAGAGCAAAGCGTATTTATCGTACAGAAACAGCAAGAGCATACAATGAAGGTGCCTTAAGACAATACCATAAGGAAGGAGTCAAGATGGTTGATATACTATTAGGCCCAAATCCTTGTCCAATATGTTCTTCGTTTGCAAGTGCTAGCCCCTTTAAGACTGAAGATTTGTTTGGAGTGCTTCCAATACATCCAAATTGCGCTTGTGTTATGGTAAATTCGTCTGTAGTTCCCAAGCAATAGAAACCTTTATAAACCCCTAACCCTTATCTATGTTTATGACACAGGAAATAAGTGGCCTCATAAAAAAGGTAGGAAAAGTTAAGGCTTATGACAACTCAAACGCATGGGACAGAGAAATAACATTTGTATTTAAGTTCTTTATGGAAGTAGAAAATAAAGATGGAATTTATTTAGCAATGGTTACAGTCGACGGCGAAATGACTGAATGGGGACCAAGAATCAAGAAAGATGGACGAAGAGAAAAACCATTAATTGGAGATAAAGTTCGATTTACAACACATCGCATTCGAGAAGGCAAAGATGGAGCACGATGGTGTTCAGTTACATGGAACCAAGAATTTGAAATAACTTACAAATCAGAATCGGCACGACAAGAACTCGCAGATTTCATTGCACGCAAAAAAGCAGAACGCGAAGAAGCATATCAACAAAAACTCAAAGAACAAGAGGAACAAGCATACGAAGCTAAAGCCGAATCATTAAGTCGCCAATTCGCAGAAGAAAACGACGACAGAATCCCACAGGACGTAAGAGACGAATTTAATTCAGTCTTCAATTGGGATAGATTATTTAACGTCCTTAAACAAACACAATCACCAATTGATATCGGAGAAGCACCACACATGTGTCCACACGGCGGACCAAGAGCATGTGGCTGTCAAACACCAGGGAGTGGCCTCAGATACTCACACACTGGAGCATTATATGGTTTACCAAGAGCACACAGAAACTCAGTTATCAAAAAGGCACTTAAAACTAACTTAATTACAATTCACAAAGAATCTGATGACGAAGACTCAGTTCTTTACATCATCACAGAACGTGGACGACAAGTCCTTGAAAGTATGAAATAATCATACTTTCTTTTTATGTTTTAAAAAATAACACTTGTGTCAAATAATGGAATTAAATTACAAAAAGAAAAGTAACAATATCTTGAAGGACGTTATTTATCATGACGTCACTATTTTGAGTAATGGAGTATGGGACCAACAGGATAAAAAGTCGAGAGTCTTTTATCCTGAAGAGGTTCTACATAGGGATGCTAAAAATTGGAAGCGAAATTTCATTTACGCCAAACATACATCAAGGAAAGATGGAACGCCAGAAAGCGCTTTCAATATTGTTGGCTTTGTCGAAGACCCACATTACAGTAACTTGCGAAAAGCAATCGTTGCTGATTTGAGGATACTTGGGTCAAAAAAAGAAATAATTGAATATATTGACAAAGGCATCATACGTTTTTTGTCACCTGAAGTTTGGACAGATGACCATTACAGCTATACAAAAAATTCACGTATAGCGACAAAGTTGGATTTTAACGGTGTTGCATTAGTAGTAGACAATCCAGCATGTAAGGAATCAGAGATAAATAGACACAGAAAATCGCTTGTTAATTCAACCTAATGGTATAACATTAGGCTTACATTTAATTAACTCTAACGCCGCGTTTCGGCGCTACAACAGCGTATCGACGTTGCATGTTAAACAATAAAAGGAGTGAAGAATATGTCATGGATGAAAGAAGACATGCTTGAGGTTACAAGAAATCTCAAACTTTCAGGAACAGTTGAAGGAGATGCAAAGCATACTTTAACAATGTTTTACAGTCACCCAACAGTTATCGACTCATCTGGGTGGGTAACCACAAATTCAAACGGCGCAACTACATTAGCTGAAAGTGCAGCAAACAAACATGTCAAGTTCGCAATCGGTGGACTTAAAGAAGGCGACATCATTACTAAATATCGTCTTTTAGGTGGAACTACAATTGGAACTGCAACAAACACATGTGCAATTGTTTCTGGACTTTATAATGTGACAAAATCAGCAGGAGCGGCTTTAGTTGCAACATCTGTTGGTAACACAACTACATTAACTGCAGCATCAACAACTGCAATCGATTTAGAAGCAGACGTCACTGACACTACAGTTGCAGACGATTATCAGTATTTTGTTCTCGTTAAAGGAACTACTATGGCTGGTGCGTCAGCTGCAATCACTGGTGTTGAAGTTGATATTGATAGGATTGTTTAATTATGCCAATGCCGAAACCCGTACCAAGTGATACACAAGAAATGTTTAATTCACGTTGTATGTCAAATTCCACAATGGTGGCAGAGTATCCAGACAAAAAACAAAGGTTTGCTGTCTGCCAGTCGTTATGGGAAAATAAAGGAGATAAAAAGATGACAAAGAAGTCAGATACACCAAAAGCAACAGTTATCCAAAGAAAGGGTAGACGTATTATTGGTGGTTACGGTTCATTCGTCATGGTAGACTCTGACAACGATATGGTCAACAACGACGCTCTTAAAACTGGGCTAAAGAAATTTATGTCCAAGAAAAACAAAGATTATCGAAACATCATGTGGTCTCATGAAGGCATACAAGTTGGAAAGGTTATCGAAGGTTACGGAAAACACAAAACGCGCGTTGACGACAAAGGGCTTTACATCGTTGCAGAAGTTAGAAACGATATTGAGTCTGCAGATAGAATCTGGAATGCAATATTGTCTGGTGACTTGAATGCATTTTCAATTGGATTCGAACCATTGCAACGAATGAAACACACGAAAGAAAGTGGTGAACATTGGAATGAAATAACAGAGATAAATCTGTTAGAGGTATCAATTTGTGAGATGCCAAAAAATGCTTTATCACGGTATACGATTCTTTCAAAAAGTAAAAATGTTATAAAAGATGGAGAAGGCAATGTGATGACTGAAAAAACAAAAGTCAAAGCACCTGAGGACGAACCAGAAGACAATCCCGAAGACATGCCAGAGGATAAACCCGAAGACATGCCTGAAGATGAAACTGATGAACCTGAAGACGATGATGAGGAAACTATGTCCGATTCGAAAAGTAAGGTTGACACAATTATTTCATTGATTAAGGATTTGTCTGTGGACGAACTTGCCGAACTTAACTCTAAGATGCAACCACAAACAAAGAGTGAAGTTTCTATCGACGAAATACGAGACGAGTTAAAAAATCTTCAAGAGAAGGACGATATTAAAGGCATCGACTTATCTGAGTTAGCAAGATTAGTTACTTCATACGAAACTGGCACATCTGCAAAGTCGTACGCGTTACCACGAATTGCTGACGGTAAATTGGACTGGCATTCTGCTATTTCAAAATCTATTGATAACATTACTGAACAAATGAAAGATGTCGTTACAAACAAATCGAAGATTAATAACTTAGAACTCGAAATCTCAAGGAAGGCGGAAGAAGTGGAAAACGCAAAGAAAGAGGCTGAAGAAGCAAAACAGGAAACAGCACAGGCTGAGAAAAAAGTAGAGCAAGCTGTCGAAGAAAAACAAGAGGTTGTTAAAACAGCCGAAGCCGACAGACAGGTTCTCGACGAAGTACAAAAATCTATGAAGAGTCTCGATGAAACTCTTCGCAACTTCGACAATCGTTTAGAAAAGCTCGAGAAGGTGAAGGTAACTAAAACTGAAGCTACTGGACAACCTACTAAAGAGCAATTGTTGAATGATTATCGACCGTCAAATGTCATAGAAGATAGAGATATGGTAGAAATACAGGTGGAATAATGACTGATATAACGGCATTCCCAACAGCAACAAAGCGGATTCTCGTACATGGCGATAATTCATATACATTTACAGTTGGGTCTGAAGCAATTAAAGCTGGACAAGTTGTAGGTATTGCATCCAATGGTGGTGACTTTACAATAACTCCTTGTAATTCAGCTGATGCCGTATGTCCTATTGGTATTGCAGACCACGCAGCAAGTTCAACTGAAACACTTACCGTACATATGTATGGTACGGTGTGTAAAGTCTTTAATGAGGACGATACTACAGCTATTGAAGCTGGTACCGAACTCAAACAAGGAACAGTTGATGGCGCTGTATGTGCCGCAACGCCTGGTGGAGCAACAGAATATCTTGTGGGTATTGCACTCGAAGATATTCCAGCAACTGCAGCAGGTAGTTATGGTGGTGGAAACGCATTAATTTGTCCACATATCAATACTATTGCATAGGTGATATAAATGACAGCAATAACTGCATTCCCAGATAGACATACTATTTTAGAGACCGACCCACAAGTTGCAAATCTTTTAACATATACAGCATCTGAAGCTATCTACGCAGGGCAGGTTGTAGAGGTAGACCCTACAACTGGTGACCAATATGTCACACCTGGCGACTCTGATGATGCAGCACCAGTTGTTGGTGTAGCATTATATGGAGTTGCTTCATCAGGCGACCCTGTCACTGTAGCAGGCCCAGGATGTGTTTGTTACGTTGCAAACGAAGATGATACGACTGCAATCAACGAAGGTACTTATTTGACTTTGTCAGATAACAACGTTGGTGGTTGTGTCAAAGCAACTGTAACTGGTGCAACTCAATATATTGTTGGCGTCGCTTTAGAAGAAATCGCTGCTGATGGTTGGGGAAGAGCCTTAATTATGCCACACGAACAGGTGATTGCTTAATGACAAACGTGACAGTAATTCCTGACATCACAACTCGAGTCAGGGTACACGGAAACAACGCATTATCTTTTTATGCTGCTGAAGCAATTAAAGCAGGAGCCGCAGTCACAATTGATGACGACGGCTATGCACAAAATTGTAATTCAGGAGATGCAAAGATTCCTATTGGCGTTGCAGACTTTGGCGTAACCTCATCAGGTGATGAAGTTACAGTCAATACTATTGGAACGGTTTGTTATGTAGCTAATCTCGATGACACAACTGCAATTGGAGAAGGAACTACATTAGTAGCGACTTCAGTTGATGGTGTTGTTGCAGCATTAGCAGGCGGTGACGATTCTGATGAGTATGCACTTGGTGTATCACTCACTGACATTACCGGTGGCGGCTTTGGGCTTTGTTTAATACGACCTTACCTTAGTACGACAGCTTAAATTTTACGTTTTTATGTTTTGTTTCAATGTCCGATAAAAAACGAGGGATATTATGTCTGAGTTAAGAAAACTTTTAGCATACAATTTAGAACAAGATTCAACTGAACGAGATAGGGCTTTAAATTCAATGACTCCCGAACTTCGTAAACTTTTACAAACAGAAGGAGTAGAGTCAACGACTCTTATTCAAACAGAATTTTCAAAGACTGTTCTCGAAGGAGCAAAACCTGCAATGTCTGCTCGACAGTGGCTTCCACTCATTCGCATTAAAACTAATGCATTTGATTGGCCATTACGACCAGCAGCAACTTATGCTACTAAAGTTGGAGAAGGTGCAAGTTCACCTGCAGCAGAAATGGATTACTCAAAACGAACCTTCACTACTTACAAAATCTCACAAGCAGCAGAAATTTCCGAAGAACTTGTTGAAGATGGTCTTTATGACGTCATTAACATGGAAGTCGAGAATGCAGCACTTGCTTGCGAAATGAGATTGAACAGAGATGCAATTGATACCATCATGGATAATGCTGGTAGCAATGTCGATACAGCCGGCAACGCGTGTAGTGTAACATATCTTGCAGCAGCATGCAAAGCATTACAAGGAAATGGTTACAGACCAGATACACTTGTTATGGCATCACAAGCATGGTATGGGTTAATGACAGATTCAAATCTTGTCTATACAGCATATGCAGGAACTGACAGTACCTTAAAAACTGGTAAAGTCTTCCCTATTTTTGGACTTAAAGCTCACCTCTGCGATGTCGTTTCAAATGGAACTGCAACTTGGGGCGGAAGTGCCGACAATAAAATGGCAATGGTACTTGATTCCAAGAAAGCAGGTGGTATCGCAATGCGACGTGACCTTACTACTAAAAAGTTCGCTGATGTCCGACGTGACCTTCAAGGAGCCGTTGTGTCAATGAGATACGACGTTAACTACTTGCAAGCAAACGCGGCATGTACTATACAAGTTTAAGGTTATAGTGATGCTTACATCTAGAAATTCTGGAAAATATTTATCAGAAAAATACTACCAAACTAGAAATGTCGGGTTTACAGATAATCGGAATCTTTCAGATAACGATAAAGAGTATGCAGATATTGAAGGTGCGGAAGGTGGAGGACGCTTTGATTCACGTACTTATGTTTTACAATCTGTCTTTGAAGGAAGGCAGTATAATATCACACATAAAGAGAGAAGAGGTGACGACTAATGGCATACTCACCACAAATAGTAACAGAAGAAAAAGTTAGAACATTTTTTCAACCACGTTTGTCTGAGGATGAATATGAGTCACCCAACCTTCTCGCCAAAATAAAGGCAGTTGAATATACCGTTAACAAGAAATATGGTGTGTCTCTAAATAGTGATGACGAGGCAGTTGTTCAAGCAACTATTATGTTAATTGCAGCAAAAATTGGTTCTGAAGCTAGAGTTCAACAGAGGAGATTGGGTCTGACACGTGAAGCGTGGGTAACACAAAAAATGGCAGGCGAGGAAAGCGACCCATTCACAGCATTCAAAAAATGGGAATGCGAAGCAAAGGACATATTGAGAAGTTATTTGCCAGATGTTAGACAATGGAAAATAGTGAATCAATAAATGTTTAACGTTTCATTTCCAAATATAGCATCATTACTTGCTGTATTTGAAAACATCACTAAAGAGATAATGTCTAAAGGTATTGAACAAATAGCGCAACAGGCAAGAGATTTGGCGAAATTAAAAGCGCCTCATTTGACTGGTGCTTTAAAGCGTTCAATATATATGAACAAAGTTAACGACTATACATTTGCAGTAGGTTCGCCTTTATCGTATGCATGGGCTGTCGAATTTGGCAGTGGTATATACGGGACTGGCCCCGGTGCAAGTGGCGACCCAATACGACCAAAGCAAGGTTCTTTTTTAACTTTTCAAATTGGTGGTCAATGGGTACGTGTCAAATATGTCTTAGGACAACGACCTCAGCCGTTTTTGAGGCCGGCATGTGAAGAAGCAATCGCAAATGCGGATATTCAAATTAAAGCGACAGGAGTGACATAAATGTTTGACCCAAGAGAAGAAATCAGAGATATTTTACGAGCATATAAACCAGATGGGCAAAGTGAAGAAGGAATGATTTTTCATGACACACACGGTACTGAACATGAGATGGGCGTTTATCTTTGGGAAGAACAAGTAACAAATTTTGAGGAAGGCGGTAAACTTGGTTTATCGAATCCAATGATGATTTTGTTATCATTGATATCTTCTGTATCAGTTAATGCAAATATTGGTGCGACGAGACGAAAGCCAATTGCTTTAATCGACGCACACATATTTGTTGTTAAAGATGATAGATGGCAAGCAGAACCTGTTAAGATGGAGATATCTAATCAAATTGAAGATGCGATACGTGCCAGTCAAACATCTATATCTGGTTGTGATTTTGTCGAATGCATTAATGCGAGAGACTTGGATGCTCTTAAACAGACTTTAGGCGTCAGAAGAATCGTTGGCATGCGTGCTTACGGCAATATAAGTTAATGTAATTACGTAAGAAAATTATAAAGGTGACTTTATGGCATATACATTAGGTTTTCAGGGACAGATTGCGTACAAGGTTGAAACGACTTATGGTGAAGGTTGTGCATCTGACGACACAGTGCTTTTATTAGCAAACAATGTTCAAGATGTCAAACTGACACATTCAAGAGCATCATTAGGAGAAGTTCATAATATTAATTCTCCAGATATCAATGCGTTCGTAGATAGTACTAAAATGTATGGTATAACGACTACATACTTAGCTGACAGAGTTTTCTCTTCAACTGATTGTATTCTTTATCATGCAGTTACTCGTTCTAACGCAGATTTATCAAGTGTTGCATTTGAAGTCGGAGTTGGCAAAGACCAAGACACATCAACTTATTTCAATTTGAAAGGTTGTAAGGCAAAAAGCGCTAGCATCGAAGTTTCAGAAGATGGACCTGTTAACGTTTCAATTGATTGGTCTGTTAAAGACGTCGAAGTTTCAAGCTCAATAACAGTTACTGCCGCAGCATCAGCAATTGGCACACAACCGTGGAACTACGTTGGTGGTTCATTCAAGAGAAACGGAGCAGCAGATTGGGGTTACATTGTTGGCTCAGCGTCAATTACAATTAACAACGGTCTTCAAGAGGTTCGTGATATTGGAAACACGACAATCATAAACGCTATCCCTGGTATCAGAAGTTGTACCGGAACAGTTAATGTCTGTTTGACAGATGGTGGACTTGGATATTGGTCTGAAGTAGTTAATCGTTCAGCATATGATATGGAACTTTATTTTGGTTCTGTAGCAGCAAGTGCTCCAAAGATTAAGATAACAGGCGCAATTCTCAATAACATCGATGTTCCAATGGACTCATCTGCGTCAGTTGTGATGACATCTGTACCATTTACTGGTAAGATTCCGTCATTAGCAATCGCAGATTAATGACAGCAGTTAATAACGTTAAATGTTTACTTATTTACAGGAGGCAATTTTGTGGAAACAAAAGAAGAAGATGTTCAGATAGAACCTCAAACTGAGTTTAGTATTCCATTTGTTAATGGAGGCAAAAAGTTTGAAGTTCCTCTTATTACAGTATCAGACGTACGCGCAATGCAAAAGAAACGAGCAGCAGTAACAGATGCAAACGAAAAAGAATTAGAAGCAAGCGTTACATTAGCATATCAAGTGTTAAGACGCATAGATGGCAGTATCGTTGAAGAAGATATTATCAATTGGGAATATTCCGATTTCCTTAACTTCATACAAGGTCTTTGGGCTAAGAATGCTGCAAATTTTCGTGGAACGTTGCCGACATTAGCGCAGCAAATGGCAGCGGCAGCAGCTCAGAAACAGACGCAGAAGTAGTGCATGGTTTCGACAAGATGCGATGGCGCTTATCGTTTGAGTTTAAATGTCCGTTGTCTGAGATAGACTCATTATGTATGAACGACTTTTATGGTTTGTTTAGAACGATAAAAGACATGCATGAAGGTCCGAAAGGAAAAACGAGTATACGTAGGGCGACAAAAACAGAGATGAATTTTGTTGATAATTTCATAAAACAAAAAGGTGGTTAATATGGCAGGATTAGGAGTATTCGAAGCACTGTTTACAGCAAAGGATGGTATGACAGGGCCTCTAAAGACAATGACATCTGGTCTTGCCGGTATGACCACTCAAGGTCTCGCAATGGGTGCAGCATTTGCAGCAATGAACATAGGTATCACAGCTGCAATTGGGGCAATTCAAGGTTTAGGCCAATACATTAGTGATAGTATCGACTTATATCTCAGATTTGAAAAGGGTCTGTCAGAAGTTGCTACATTGTTAAGTGACACTTCTGTTATTGATTCTTATAAACAAAGTCTTTTAGATTTATCAACTGCTTCTGGACAATCACTCGATACATTGACAGAAGGTTTGTATCAAGTCATATCTGCTTCAATTGAGGCAGAAAATGCAATGCATGTATTAACAGTTGCGACAGCATTAGCAACTGGTGGTATGAGTGATACAGCAACAACTGTCGACTTATTGACATCAATTATTAACGCATATGGTATGTCTGCAACTAACGCTGGTAGAGTCAGTGATATCTTATTTGAAACTGTTCGTTTAGGTAAAACAACGATTAGTGAATTAGGAGCATCATTGGGTACAGTTACGTCGTTAGCAGCAGCAATGGGTGTATCGTTAGAAGAAGTTAATTCAGCATTAGTTGTGATGACCAGAGGTGGTATCCAAACAACTAACGCAGTTACATATTTAAGAGCAATTCTTAATAGCATTCTCAAACCAACTGAGTCTGCAAAGAAAGCAGCAGCTGAATTAGGAATTGAGTTTAATGCAGCAGCATTACAAGCAAAAGGATTAGTACCATTCTTAACTGAAGTTGCAGAGAAGACTGAAGGCAACTCAGATGCATTCGCAAAATTATTCCCTAACATCAGAGCAACTACTGGTGTAACAGCATTATTAAAAGATGGTGGCGAAGAACTAAACATTGTTTTAGAAGACGTTACTGATAGTGCTAATGCAACAGAAGACGCATTAGCGAAAGTTATGGAGACAGATGCATTTAAGATGGAGCAAATGTCTGCAGTCTTAGAAGCACAACAAGTCGAACTTGGCGAAGCAACCGTTGGTTGGAAACTTTGGTTCGAAGAAGTTAAGATTGGATTCGCAGAAATCATAAACGCTGTTGGAACATTCCCTCAAACTATCCAAGAAAACATTGGCGGACCAGTTGGAGATGTTCTTGCTGGTGCGTCTGACGCTTTTACAAAAGGCATCTTTCCAATATATGGTTTTCTTGATGCTATAGGAAATCTTGGTGCTGAAGTTGCAGATACTGACGGCAAGATGCAAGAATTTACTGAAGCGCTTGCAGTTCAGTATGATGAAATGGGTAATGTCGAAACTGCAATGGGTAATTTAGATTATCTTCAATTGTCGTCTGACCTCTCAGAGATGTCAATGGCGACATGGGAATCTATTGATGCAACTACAATATTCGACACAGAATTACAAAACGCTGTTATTGCTTGTCAAAATCTTGCAGCTGAAATTCAAATACTCAAAGACGAAAATGCAGCTTATGCATTAGATATGCAGAAAAACAATCTCGAAATAATGAAGATTCGTTTTGAAGCAGATTCTCAAGGGCGCGAATTAACAGACAAAGAAAAAGCACGTATCGCTGAGTTAAAACTTGCGAACGATGAATTGAGAATAAATAAATTAGAAAATAACATTGCAATTACTGAATCAAATAATGAGTTAACTGAAAACGCTACAGTTAAAGTGCAAGAACGTATCGATGCAATGGAGATTGAAAAACAAGCGTTCGATGCATTTACACAGTTCTTAGTTGGTGGAACTGAAACGATGACTGCAGAGCAGTTAGCAATCTTACAAACTCATTATGGATTGAGTCTTGAAGAATTAAACAATTATACTGGCATTTACGAAGGAGACTTTGATACATTTTCTGCTAGTATGGTATCATTAGCAACTCAAATGGGTATTGATATCAATGCTGCAGAAGCTGCGTCATATACACAACGTTTAATTGATTTAGGCGTTTTCTTCACAACTTCAGAAGGCGAAATCTTAGTTAACGGACCAGTTCTTGTAGCTGCATTTCAAAATGGTTACATTACTCCAACTGAATTATTATTAGCGACATTAGCATCAATTGGAGAAACAGCAGTAACTGATATGAATACATCGATGGAAGGAGCAGTCCCAGATGGTTCAAATTTCCAATTGATTTTAGGCAAAGCGTATGATACTCCTCTTGGGAAAGTATTAACAACTATTGCTAGTAAAGTTTCAGGATTTAAATGGCCTAAATTCCCAGAGCCACCTTGTATCCCAGTTCCAGTTTCTTGTAAAGAAGGTAGTGGAACGCCAGGCGACATGAGTAACGTCAAAAGCACTATTGATACGTGGGAGAAAAATAACCCAGACGACGCTAAGTCAAAATCTTCGTCTAAGTCGAAGACTAAATCTGCACAAGATATATTAGACACATACTTTAAAGGTTCGAAAAACAATACGAAGAAGGTTACGACTCCTGGGCCAATGGGCGGTCTTGAATTATTAGCAGGTGGCGGTATCTTTGGCGCATATTATGGTGGCTTATACAATTGGGGAAATATGATGCAGGCGGGAACTAACATCTTTAGAATGGGTTCTTCATTTACGACTAGACCAGTAATTGGTATGGTTGGTGAAGCAGGTCCTGAAGCAGTTATTCCGATGTCAGGTCCAAATCGTTATAGAGGAGCAAACATCTTAAGAGAAATCTTACCTATATTCCCAGAGGTAATGAGAGATGTAGTTAAAGATGCTGCAAGATTTGGTAATGCACCTGCAGGAGTTACTGAAACTGGAGAGCGTTCAAGTTTAAGGTATCCTCATATGGGTCATAACGGACCGCCAAATGAGTGGCCTGGCGGTGCTAGCTATGGCGGTTGGAATCCGTGGATGTATCAAGGATACGACCCAAGTAGATTTAACTTCGCAAGAGGTCATAATGGTCCTCAATTCAATGGTCCAATTCATGTTCATGGCGTACAGAATTATGACGAATTTATGCGTGAGATGCAACAACGTTCACGGTGTGCTGGGGCAAGGCAGTTATGACGACATGGAAAATTACAGTAAAAGGAACAATCTCATTCGACATTGTTCCTTCTGATAAGACAACTGAGAAGATAGACATCACAAGTTCTATCCAACAGAAGTTCCAAACAGCATCATTTGATTATACTGATAAAAATAAGAATCGGTATTCATTTCTTGTTGTAGGGAATTATATTGACATTTATATTGATAACGAAATTGTGTTCGAAGGATTCATTTCTCAGACACAAAAGTCATATGTTGGTGGCGCAATTAAGATGGCTGTCAACTGCATAGGTAATACGTTTGAAGTAGAACGATATCTAACAGATGCTAATAAAACATACACTAATAAAAAATCTGGTTACATTGTTAAGGACTTACTTGACACGTATGCTCCTTCAACAATTACACATACATCCGTTAGTTCGACTGATGGTGCTACAATCACATCAATCGTATTTAACGAGATTACATTAGGTTCAGCATTTCAGAGATTAGCAGAGTTAGATGGATATCGGTATTATATTGGTAATAGAGGTGAATAATGGCACATAGTATTTCAACGGGTGCGTCTATAAACTATGGATATCCGTTTGCAGCAATGGGTCACGATAGAGTCTCAATCTCATCATATTCTGTTATTCCTGACGATGGAACAATATCTTTTTTTGAGGCGTCAGTGAACTCAACAGCTTCGACTTGCGACCTCTATTTTGAGAATGTTGATGGAGCAGAAACAGCAGGCGTTACAGGATTACATTCAACAGCTCAGTATAAACAAAATACATCAGACACAGTTTCTGTTTCAGCTGGCGACCGTTGTAGGGTTGTTCCTGCAGGTTCTGGCTCGTCTTCAACATTTATGTGGAACTATAGATTTCAGTCGTCAAACACTAATTGTGCACAAGTATTATGTGCTTATCATAGATGGCGCATTTTATGGTGGATGACTCCTCACTATGCAGCAATTCTTGGAGATATGGATTCAGAGATTGGCGGTACGTCTGAAGTTAATATGCAAAGACCAATGCCAACGTCTGGTACATTCAAAAACTTATATGCTGATACTGACCAATTGGATGATTACGCAACTGTTGTATTACGAGTTAATGGTTCTGACACTGCATTAACAGTTACAGTTCAAAATGATGAATATCAAAAAGCTGATACTACAAATGAAGTTCATGTAGATGCTGGCGATTTAGTTAATTACAAATTGACTAATTTATGTTCAAGAGGAGAAATTGCATTAGGAATCACGTTCGTACCTGATACATCTGGCGAATCTATCATGTTAGGTGGTACGACTGAATGGCGTAGTTATGCAGATGGCAATCAATTGGATAATGTATATGAATGGGATTGGGTTGACACTGGAACATTATTTCCAAATTTAGCTAGATTACAAAAATTCTATACATATGCAAATGTCGTTAACTCAGCAGATTTCTATATCACTAAGACTGATTATGTTACAACTGGAATGTTGCATAATGCACATACTTCTGCTGGACAATCATTAGTTTCAGATACTTCATCAATATACTTTTGTGATTCTGGAGATGGATACGTATTCAGATTCGTCCCTGGCGGGGGTGGAGTATATCAAGTACTTTGGGGCTTTGTCGTTGTTACATTAAGTCCACAGACATTCACTGAGACAGTCGTTTGCAATGATGATAGTTCTGTTGTTCAAGAATTGTATCGAACATTAGAAGAAACAATCGTTTCACTTGCGTTAATGGTAAAACGTGCAACTGAATTTCCATTCCATTATTTCGAAGTTTTAGATGCTTCACAATTTACAATCAATGAATCTGACGTTTTAGGACTTTCTTCAATAACTGAAGATGATTCATCATTGAGAAATCACGTAACAGTAGTTGGCAGTAGTGTGTCAGTTACGACAACTGATTCAGTTTCAATAAACGAATATGGCACGTATACGTATAAGTTGACAGATGATAATATTACGACAACTGCTGATGCTGAGTTATTAGCTGGTCGTATCTTAACAGAATATTCGTATCCAAAGAAACGAGGTTCAATTACAATCAACGGAAAACTAGATATTGATGTAGCAGAACAATTTACTTTAAATCTTCCGAACATAGGAATTACAAATGAGAAATTCCAAATTGTTCAATACGCACATAACATAACAAACGCAGGTTTTTACACAACTATCCAGTTTGGAGCACTTGACTATGATATTGCACGAGAAATCGCTGTTTTAACAAGAGAGGTACGTGAATAACGCTATCCTAATGGTAACATATAGGGCAGGGCGTTAAAGTGCTTCTATCACCGCGTATCGTGCGCTAGAGAGGGTATATACATGACGGTTAATGATAATAGATACTACTTGACATTCGATGGAAACAACGATTATATCGAATTTGACTCGAATGAAAGTGTAGCAGGTCTTTCTACATTCACAATTTCATTATGGGCTCGACCGGATACGTTCGAATCAACTGACACTATTTGGAACGAATCATACACAACTTACAAACAAAATACGTTAACTGGAACTGATTGGACAACAAGGTCGAACAATACAGGGACAGCATACACATTAGCAACTCCAACGATAGGGACTGGTGACTGGCATCACATTGCATTTGTATACGACGCAGTAAACAATGAAAAAAGCATTTATGTCGACGGTTCAAGAGAGGCATATACAAGTCAAGCATTAAGCGCATTATCTTCAGGACGAGATAAGTTGCGTGTTGGATATCCTCTTTCAGGAGATACTTATTACGATGGTCGAATCGATGATATCAAAATATACAATACTGCATTAAGCGCATCAGACATCGATAGTTTGGCAAATAATTCAAGACCTCAAACAACACCATTATATCATTGGAAATGCAATGAACGTACAGGAACATCATTGAATAATGCAATGACTTCAAATGATAGCACATTAGTTGGAGCAACTTGGGGTTATGAGTTAAGCCCGATTGGGTATAACACTGGTCATAACTTTAGTATTGGTCTATCATTTATTGTTCCTGCAGTTACAAAGGACTGTTTGTACGACCAAATCAAATATGCAGGAAGGATTGGAACGATTTCAACAGCATTAGGACAAATCGAACACTATGATACTACGACAGATGATTCAAATACATTGTCTGTAGAGTTATCAAATTGTCCAGAAAAACGTGACACGTCATTATCGATATACGTCGAAAACTATTCAATACAACATGTGAGTAGTATTTCAGACACATACATTATCGATATTTCAGGATATACGAGTTGATATTATGTATTTAGAATTAACAATCATAGCAATCGCAATTGTAGTTTTGTTCTATTACAGAAATGAGATTTATTCATTCTTCAAAACACATAAGAAAACATTAGTTGCATTATTAGCAACAGGAAGCGTAATGAGTGGTGGCATTATACTAATGGATGATGGTGAATTGCCTCCAGTTGGTGCGACAACTTATTATGTCGATTATACTGATGGCAGCGATTCTGACCCAGGGACAATGGCAGAACCATTTAAGACACTTTCATATGCTTGTACAATGTTGAGTGCTGGAGATACATTACGTGTTAATGGAGATACTTATCCGAATACACATATTACAATAACACAATTAGATGAAGGTACAGCAGGAAATCCTATAACAATCATGGGTAATGGCACTGGAGAAGCAATCATAGACGGCGATAATCAAATCCCATTCGAACTTAATTGGATGTCACATTTAATCTTTGATAATTTAACTATTCGCGATTCAAACAGCGAACTATTATTGTTTAGATATGATACTGATAACATCACAATTAAGAATTGCAAATTACAAGATTCTGGAGATTCAGCAGTTTATTTCTATGAATTAAGTACTTACGATATCAGAGATATCAGTATTGAAAATTGTACAATCAACAATACATGTAGTTGGCCAAATGGCGAATCTGCAGCTGGTGGTGCAATATATCTTCGAGATACTGAAGAATTTTCAGTTGAGAACAATACAATCTACAAATGTGGTCGTAACTGCATATTTTTAAATGATGGTTGCGATGATGGTGTAGTTAAAGATAATTATATCAACACGACAAATAATAATACTGAATACACTGATAATCTTGCGATTTATATGTACGTAATTGATAACGTAGATATGGATAATATTACATGTTACGATAATACTGTATGGGGTAATGGTAGTGCAGGATTTGCAACGATTGGCGGAGATACATCAATTGTTTCGAACATAACGATGTATAACAATGTATTGAATATGACAGAAAGCGGTAGAGGATATGTCATTTGGTCTTATGCTGGCGAGACTCCAGTATATAACGACATTGAATTTTACAGCAATACAGTTTATACAGTAGAGAATCCAGCGATTAAGCTTGATTGTAACGGAGATTTCTTTACAGATTTAATAATTGCAAATAATGCATGCAGCACATTTGAGTCGTATTATGTAATGCAATTTTCGCAATCAAATTTGTCTGATATGACATTATCACATAATTCATTTTATAGGCGTGATGGCGGTGGCGTTTATGTTGGGTGGCATTCAGATTCGACGACAACACGAGGTACAAGTGCAGTAATAACTGACCAATTGTTTACAAGTGCACCAACTGGTGATTTCTCATTAGGTTCAGGTTCACCTTGTATTGATGCAGGTTCAGCGACATATGCGCCAGCAGTAGATTTTGACGGAGTAACAAGACCACAACAAACAGCTGATGACATAGGAGCATTCGAAAAAGAAGGTTCAGAATATGTTGAATTAGATTCGTTTTCATTAGATGGCGAGACTACAGCAAACTGGGATAGAGATAATAATGATGTTCAGATAGACGTTTCATTTACTAGTGAGTATACAACTGATTTATACTTTACATACAACAAAGGTTCTTCAGCAAGAACACCAACGACATCAGACTATGATGCAAAGATAACTAGTGCGTCAAATCAAACTGACTATGATTTAGATTGGACTGCGACAGCAGGATGGGTAGAATACGACGGAACTATTTATGTTCGTTGTATCGCACATGCAAATTCAGAATATAGCAGTTATATAGAAGCAACATTATCTGGTGGCATCGATAGTACTGGACCAACATTTAGTTTGCTTACAGAAATTGCAGATACTGATAGTTATGGAGACGGATATAATCCTAATTCGGGTTATTATGACGATGGTTCATACTTAGCTTCGTTTAGTGGTTGCACAGATTCGACATCTGGAATAAACTACTATATGATAAAGAGTAACGAGTATGGTTCATATGGTTCTGCAGATGAAGATGGAGGACTTGTTGGTTGTTCAATAAGTGTCGGCACGAACAACATATATTATAAGATTGTCGATAACGCAGGAAATGAAGCAACTGGAGATTCAACAGTTAATGTGTTTGGTGGAACAGGTAATCCCACAAACTTCTTAATTAATGTCACAGGTAATGTTGGCGGATTTGCAAGTTCTGACCCGTCATATATTTCAGATGCAACTAGCATTGATAGCGGAACGTTATATTTGAATACTGGAGAGACAAGTCAATCGTGGGGTATTACAGTCGACGAAACATCTGGCGATTGGTCGTCTGGTGGTGCTTGGAAAGTAGTATTTGAAGCTGGTTGGGATGGAGCAGAAACGTCAGATACATCTTCACCATACGAAAGTGCTTCATATACAAGCGATACTGGAGCTGAAGCAGATATTACAATTGATATCGTAAATAATTGTGGTGGTGTTCAACAGATTGTGTTAACAACGACTGAAGACATACTTGGCCCAGACGCTCCAACTAACGTCGAATTAAGACCTGATTTCTATGATAAGAGTGGCGAAGTTGACAATGATTTAGAAATATATTGTACGTGGACTGATGGCACAGATGGTGATAGTGGATTATATGATTCATCATTTGGAATGAATGATACAGCTCCAACTGCATTAGCAGGTAATGACGCAAAAGCAACAGACAACGATGACGAGCCTGGCGCGACAAGATATGGCTATGTTCGTTCTGTAGATTATGTCGGAAATTGGGGTTCAACTGCAAATGACACAATAACAATTGATTATGGAGCACCTCAGATTTCAACCCCCTATCCTTCGGATGGAGAAACATGGATATTTACACAACCTACATGTAATATTACTGTAACTGATAAAGATGTCGATACTATGTCGACTACATTTGCTTCAAATTATACTGGAGCATGGGTTAATTATCAAACGAATAGTTCTAACAATGATACGTTAGAATGGGACTTTACTGGCGCAACTGAAGAATTAACGACATATTATTGGAGAGTATATTGCGATGATGGCACATATAATGTTTCAATAGATTACGAATTTACAACTAAACCATCTACATGGTCATATAAGTTTCAAACAAATGGCTATGACTACTTTGTATGGCGTGGCGACAATGGTTCTGCATACGACGTCGCAGAATCGATAGATGGATTTGGAACAGACGACGATTCTAATTCAGAAGAACATATCGCAATATGGAATGCGTCAGCAACACCGTATCCATTATGGTCGACTTATTATGGTGATGGAACTGGAGTCAATTTTACGATAACATCATTTATGGTCGTTCGTACTTATTTAACTGGTTCTGATAATCCTCAAATCTACGATGAGACACATGCTACATGGGAAGGCGATTCATCTGTAATATTACAAGATAATGCAGACAATTTAGGATATAACTTTACAGCATACTTGACACAAAGTTCTCAAACATTGTCAGAATTAATTGAAAATGATTTTAGTACGTCATTAGCTGATAATTATTGGATTGCAGTATGGACAGGAACTACGTGGCAATATTATATTGAAGGATTTTATGATTCGGGATATACACTTACTCAATTTGATGTCGTAATGTCGAAAGTATCAAAAACAATAACTTGGACGTATTAGTATGGCGTTAGCAGCACCGTGGTTAGTTATCGGGACAGCATATGACAAGAATTATCAGCCAAAGCCTGAAGTTACAATAACTGCAGGAAAGACTGATGATGCTTATAATGTCGTCACTACAACAACAGATAGTGAAGGCAAATATATATTGAATGTTCAAGACGTTGTAAGTAATAGCGACGATTTATTAGTTGTCGCTTCTAAATCTGAATTTGAGTCTGTTTCAGATACTTCTGAGTCTGTCGACATATCAGTATATGGAGCAACTATCGATTTCAATTTTACGACTTTCAATGTTGATTCATATAATGTTGATGTATTAGAATATTCTGAAGGCACAAAAGGTTCAGTCTCAATGAAGGTCCAAGTCGCATTAAGCGACGTTGACAATTTAAAAAATTCAATGAAACACACAGACAATATTTCTGTTATAGATAAACCGTTTGGGGGTTTTGTTGTTAGAGATGCAACAACTGATGATAAGTCATCTATCGTAAGATTTGTACCAAATACTTATGCACAAGGAGTAGATGAAGAGATTGTCTTACATGTGACTGGGTATACAATGTTACAAGTTGGATATATACCGACTTATCATTTTAGTATTAGTGGCTACAAATACACGTAAAATGTAACAAAAAACGAGGTGATATGAATGGTTATGAAAATCATGTGCGTTTGTACTGGAACTGAAGATAATCTTGACGATGCTATGTTAAATGCAGAAGGTCAAGCAGCTTACTATAAACGTCACGGTTTAGAAACTAAAATTGAGAAAATCAATGACACACAAATAGCCGTTTTAGCTAACGGTGCTGTAACTAAAGTTACCTCAGTGGAGAAATTTGAATGAAAGTAAGAGACGTACTTGCAGGCAAAACATTAAAGCGCGGAGAAGGCGTTGGTATGACAGGTCACGTTAACATCATTCATCGTGACCCAAGCGGTAATATCATTGACAACGTCACTGGTAAGAACTTAGTTGTAAATGCAGGTCTTGCAGCAATTGCAGGACAATTAGTTGCAGATACTTCAACGGGTTTTGAATTTGATTGGATTGCAATCGGAACTGGTGATACTGCTGTCGTTGCAACCAATACAGCTTTAGTCAACGAAGCAATGCGTGTTTCATCTACTGGCACAACTGTTACTACAAATGTTGCAAACGATACAGCTCAGTATGTTGGTACATTTGCAATTACTGCAACTGCAACCATACAAGAATCTGGTGTATTCAGTAGCGCATCTGCTGGAACTATGCTTTGTAGAAAAACATTCAATGATATTAACGTTGCTTCAGGTGATTCTTTAGAAGTTACTTGGCAAGTGTCATTCGCAAACTCAAGTTAAGCTTAGACTAATGTAATAATGTTTTTATTTCATTTAATAGGTAACCATAGGGGTTACCATTAGAATTTATAATACGTTGCTCTACTTCAGTAGAAATGGCGTAGAACAGGGTGATTTCATGGAACTGTGGGTTATATTAATCATATTAGGACTAGTTGCTTTTGGTGGTTTAGTCACAATTGCGTATTGGGACGTACTTAAAAAGCATGTCAAAAAGATAGTTGCTGTCATGGTAGCTGGTCTTACAGTAGGTGGTGCAGCAATATTTATTCCAGAAGATATAGACCCTCCAGCTAGTGAAACAACTTTCTATACATATACAGACGATTTGGGACAACGAATTATAATTGGTAACGCTTCAACTAATTTCATGAAGTTTTATCACGATTATGCTGGTGACCCGACTACTGTATTTGCTATCGATTTTCCAGATAGTGACGACGCATACGAACAATCAAGTCTGAGAATTACTGCGTCTAACGAAAGTAACGTTAAATATATTTGGGATATACAAAATAAGACTGGTGTAGCATATTCAATTGATACACAGTTAGAATTTAGTATCGAAGTTCCAACACAACCATTAGCACAGTTGACATATGAATTTCCAGTGAAATTACTTGGCTTACATCAAACGTCAACAGACAACAGAACATACATTTATGTTAATGGTACAGACGAACATATATTAACAATATATCAACCTATCGTAATTGATTATGAAGGAGTTTCAGAAGAATGTACGATGTCTATCACTGACGGTAATTTAACAATAGGTGTATCAAATAATTTTATTAAGACGGCGACGTTTCCAATAGTTATCGACCCAATTATGTCATTTTCTGATTCATTAATTGATTCATCATTTATGATAGTTGAAAGTGTATTCATTGCAGATGTTGATGGAGATGGCGATAATGATGTCATTGCAGGTTGTTTTGATAACAACGATTTAAGATACTATAACAACACTGATGGCAAAGGAGGTTCGTGGTCTGAATCTGTTATAGATGGTACAGCATCATATATTGAAGATATGGATGTATTTGATATAAATGAAGATGGATATCCAGATATTGTAGTTTGTCGTCCTACTGCAGACGATGTTTACTATTACGAAAATGATGGCGATTCTACATTTACGAGAAATACACTGAATGCGTCATTAGATGATACAGATATGGTTCGAGTTGTCGACATTGACGGAGATAATGATTACGATATTGTAACATCGTCAGACGTGACAAATGCTGATTTTGTTTTGTTCTTAAATGACGGTTCTGAATCATGGACGCAAAAGAACTACGCATTAACTGGTATCGCTAGTGGTGAAGGATGCGATGACGTTGATTTTTATGACATTGATGGAGACGACGATTTAGACGTTTTCTTATGTGAAATAACTGGCGAAGACGTCTTGTGGTTAGAAAATAATGGAAGTGCGACTAACCCAGGATTTACACAACATAACATTGACACATCTGCAGACAATCCATCGACATGCAAAATCGTAGACATCGATGGCGACGGATATATGGACGTATTATGTGGTACGACTGAACCAAGTGGTTATGTCGACTGTTATTACGAGAATGACGGAACTCCTCTTGATGGCGGATGGACGCAAACTGATTGGCTTGGTGGACGGTACTTTACAACGACATATTGGGTATTTGACTACAACGATGATGGCAATGACGACATACTTGGTTGTGGTTCAATAATGGAAGACGTGTCGTTATTTCTTGGTGATGGAAATGGTAATTGGGAACAACAAGTTACTGTATATCGCTATGAAGACGCGTATTCATGTAACTATGGAGACATTGATGGAGACGGCGATTATGATTTCGTTGTCGGCGGTGGACAAATATCATGGTCAGAAAATACTAATGACGCAAACTATTCGACATTTTCAAATCCAAGCCCAGCGAATCTTAGTTCAAATCAATCGACATCATTTACATACAATATTACAGTAACAAATAAATTGGGAAATTCAAGTACTGTAGATTTCTACACATCGACAGATGGTTCAAGTTGGACACATCAACAAACAAATAATACGATATTAAATGAAAGCGTCGAAGTTGATTTAAGTAGTCTAACAGAAGATACAAGATACTATATTAAAACGACAGCAAATACAACACTTGGATTGAACTCTACTAATATTGGTTACTTTTCAACAACATCACATAGATTAACATATTTCAACGATACGTTCGATTCTAATTATCATATTACTGATTCGCATGATATGTCATGGGAAGAAAACTATTATAACACATCTGTAATGGGTGACGGTTATTGTAATTTCTGGTATCATATGTACGGTGCTGCATGTGGTGACTTAGAATTACTTGTTCAAGAATCAGATAGTTCATGGACAATATTATGGTCTGAAGAAGGCAATCAAGGAAATCAGTGGAATAACGCGAACGTTTCTTTAGAAAACTATACTGGCGCTTCAACTAAACTTAGATTTAGACATTGGAATGCTACAGGATTTACTGGAGACGTTGCAATTGATAATGTCACGATTGGACATGTTGGCACAATTCTTGATACTGAAAGTTTTGAAACTTCATTAGGTGATTGGTCACAAGTTTCAAGTACACGTGAAGCTGATTGGACAAGAGACCAAAGTGGAACTCCAAGTTCGAATACTGGTCCTTCATCAGGACAAGCAGACTATTATTATATGTTTACTGAAACTAGTGGCGAATATGGAGTTGGTATATTCGAATTAGAAATTACAGTTGATTTATCTGGTTCAACTACTGGTGTCGAAGACGGTTATTTAATTTCAGACATTATTTATTATGGTACTGGCGAAGAATGGGGTAATTTCTATGCACAAGTCAACAACACAGCAGGAACTGTATTCTCATTAATTGACCCATTAACTGACTATACAATATTGGGAAGTTTAGATGGTGATGGAGATGATGTTAGTTCTGTAACAAATTCAAGCTTACGAATTAGATGTAATTTCACACAAGCTGCAGTATTACAAAGTTGGAACATAACATATACTGACACAATTACATACGAAACAGAAATACGAAAAGATGGAGTCGATTATTTAGTATGGCTTGCTGAGGACGAAAACTTAGCTATTATTGCTTCTGCAAGTCATGACGCATTTGACGAATTTGATTTTGATGAATCTGGTGAATATATAGCAGTCTGGAATACGTCATACGATTGGGACGAATATTGGTATGTCGATTCGTGTTGGGTACAATATCATCCTCATAATTATTCGGGACCTTCGCCATTAGTCAAGACATTTGATATTCTCAAAGTTTATCTAAAGGATACAGGAACTGGCACTGTATATATGGTTGAAGACGACACTATTGATTATGACGCAAACAGTAATACAACAATACCGAATAATTCAACGACTGGCAAAGGGTTGCATTTTTGCGGATGGAGAGGAACTAGTTCAACGTCTACAGCATTAATCAATAGTACTGTTGGTTTAGGATGGACGTCTGGTTATTCTGAAATTGTTTCATTGTGGGATTATACATTGCATTTATGGTATCCATATTTTGCAGGATTTCCACATTCAACAAGTAAAACTGTCGAACAATGGGATGTGTTAAGATTTAGTATCGGTTCAACAACTAGATATTTAGATACGAGTGATTTCTAATGGCAATCGAATCATTTTATGTATTTGGGATAGCAACAGACTCTGGTAGTAGTCCTATCACGACAACATTAGTTAGAATATATGACGTAACTGCAGACTCTCATTACAATACAGCAACTGGCGCAAGTGGCAACTATTATACTGACATTGCAGATATTTCTGGCATTGAAGATGGCGACACTATTACAATATCAATTATTTCTGGAAACGAAGTTGCGTCTGATTCATTTACATTAAACATTCAACAACCATCAAAAAGAATCGATTTACAAACATCACAATTCATATTAGAAGAAGACGTATTATCAGACGAAGAACATGACACAGATGTCGAAAAGGATATTTCATTATTATCAGAGTTATTATTAGAACATAACATTAACTTCGCGACAGATACAACAATATTAGACGAACTATTAACAGAACATAAATTATTCACTGATTTATCACGAACATTATTAGACGAAATTCTAACAGAAAATCCAGCATATAATACATTAGCAAGAACATACTTATTGGAAATGCATATATTAAACATTATCAATAATAAAACTGATAGAACATTATTAGATGAAATCGTAACAGAGAATCCGCATTCATATTCATTACAAAAATCAATTGTCGAAGAAATATTATCAGACATTTCGTTAGATACTATCGCATCATTGTATAGGACACTCGAAGAGAATGTTGAATTAGAAGATACATTCATATTCAAATTTATAATGGAGATTGTCGAACAACTATTAATTGAGCATCTATCAATTTATGGCACAGATAAATCATTAATTGACGAGATTGAAATTGAAGATACATTTACGTCAGACTCAACAAGACAACTAATTGAACAGATAATATTAGAACATTCTCATGATATTATCGCTACCTTATATAAAACCATTAGCGAAGATATTAAGTTATCAGAGCACCGCGTATCGGCGCTTAGTCGCAGTGTTATCGAGCAATTGTTATTAGAACATATTATCGATACTGCATACTATTCGCTAAATACAGAATCAATATTAATTGAAGATACTTTCGATTTAGATGCATTCATAATACAAGTTGAAGAACTATTATTACAAGACGACGTTGTTCAATCATTAGCAAGAACTATTACACAAACAATTTTAACGCAAGATATTAATCCTTTCGAACTATCAATTGAGAAAGTTGAAGATATTATTTTATATGATACAAGAACAACACATAAGATACATTCATTAACTGAACAATTATTAATACAGGAAACATTAGTTCGTGCAACATATCAAATAATACGTGACTACATCATATCATCTGAAAATATTATCTCAGGAATTGAGACTTCATTATCTGATTCTTTAGTCGTTAATGGAGAAGACATATATAAAACTATCACTGAGTTCATTGAGTCAATCAAAATAAGTGATATGCAATGGACTTCATATACTGAGTTACTAATCGAAAGTATATTACTGGAAGACGTTAGAGAACACATCGGAACATTCTATCGTGAGTTTATCGAATCATTAGAACTTGAAGATTCGTTCAGTAATCGATTTCGAAACAAGTATTTAACATTAGTTGAAAGTTTAATATTGTCTGAAGTATCGTATGGCATCATATTGTCTATGGCAAATGCTATTCGATTACATGGTGATTTAAACAAAAGTACAACATTGTATGGATATGTAAATGAAACACATACTTTAACATCAGATTTAAATAAGACGTTACTAATGTTAGGAAGCATAAACAAAACAATACGATTAAGGAGAGACAAAAAATGATTATAAATGATGGCAATAAAACACGGAACGTCGAAAGCGTTGAACGAAAAACATATTCGAATGAAGATATTGTAAACAATATTCAGAATTTCGAAGAACGTGATTATGCTGAAATGATAGTCATTGGTAACAATGGCAACAAATGGAAACATTGGATTCCAATTGAACAGTTTAACAAAGAAAATCCTGAGCATGCATTATAGGTGAGATAAATGAGTGTTGACTTACCAACAGTATTTGACAACTTGACAACATCAACAAATTATAAGACAGTGTCTGGTGGTATGTCATTCAATATGGCTGTAAATCGAGGACTATTAGCAACTGAATCTGCATGTAATGGAACTTGCACTGCAGATACTAATGGGCAGTTACAGATGTATACTAATGGTGGTTCAACAAGAGACTTTTCTGGTTGCGTTTTTGTTTTGGGACTACGATTTTATAATCCTCTAAACTTTGGCATAGATACAGAAGCAAACAGTGCAGTAACACTAACATTATACGATAGTGACGACGATTATAAAGCATGGACGCTTGGTGGTAAGGATACAGATTTAGGACGTCATTTGTCTTATCATTGTATAGTTATCGACCCACTTGCGACTGCTGATTGGTCTAGTGGTACTCTTGGCGTTAGTAGTATGGAATACTATGGAATTGGTTTAGATACATTAGGAACGAATAACAGGATATATATCAATCGTGCAGTATTAGTTAGTAAGTCACAAAATGATTCAGAAATACCTAAGATTTATAGTACTGGCAGTGATTGGGAAGAATACTATGACAATGTAGCTGGAACTTCATATAGCACAGTATTACATACATATATTGATAGATTGAGTGATGTATTCTTATTGAATACACCAATGCAAATTGGAAAGTCTTCAACAAAGACGACATTTAATGATAATGGCGTTACAGTTGTTTCGCCTTCATCTGACAGTGAAGACCCTGTCGCAAAAACGACAAACACGTCTTTCCCACTATACATTACTGTTGGAAGAAGTGATTCTACATTTACATTATCAGGAACGTATGAATGGGGTACTCGTTCAACGTTTGATTTTGACGACTACATAGCTGGAGCAACTATTACTTTAGATGATACAATCTTTCGTGGAATGGGAGATATTGAATTAGGTAAAAATGTCACTGGCACTGCAACATTTGAAGATACTGGAATTGTCGACAAAGACAAAGATGCTAGCATTAATGGAAGTGTATTTCGTGACCCATATAGTAACACATTATTAGAAATAACAGGTGGAACATGTGAATGTACTGATTTGTCATTCTATGGTTATACTAGCAACTATGCTGTTATCTTAGCATCAGCTGGTACATACACATTTTCAAATTGTACTTTCGACGCTTCTGGAACACATGAGTTCTATGCAGATTTAGCAGGTAACGTCACAATAAATTGTTACAATTGTAATGCATGTGGACTTGGCGTATGCGACGTAATTTCTGGTACAAATTCTGGTGTTGGTTCATTAACAGTAAATCACTACGTTGATGTCACAGTTAATAATATTATTAGTGGTTCTGCATTAAGATTAGAATATCAAACAAGTGGCGCAGAAATCTATTCAAATTCAGATGTCGGCACATCAGTCACGTTCGAATATTCATATGTTGGAAATACAGACGTTTATATAAAGACTAGAAAAGCTGGAAACTTACCATATAAGGGAGAGGGAACTATTACTGATTTAGGAATGACACATACTGTTAATATGGAAGACGATAGCAACTACGACGTGGAGACATAATATGGCAGTTTCATTACCAGCGATACATGATAACTTAAACGCAAATACGAATAAAACGTCGTATTGGGGTTCAAGAGACCCTCGTGCTATTGCAAGAAATAATTCGGGTATTGACCTTGACGAACAAGGAATGTCATCTTCATTAGCTACTGGGTATGCTGGTGTTATTTGGCAATTTAATAGTGGCGTAACAATCGATGCAACAGCAGACGATAACATATTTATTCTTGGCGTTTCGGCAGTATATAACACAGCTTGTGAAATTGAAACTATCGCTAATCATGGCATGACAATGCGTTTATACACTGGCGGATATACAAATTTTGTCGAATGGGATATGAGTGGACAGGATGCAACTGGAACATTCATTATGCGTGATAGATACAAACCATTTATCGTTGACCCTGAGGCAACTGTAGATTCGACAGGTGGTTCTGGATTAACGTCAGCATCAATTGATTACTGGGCTATAGGCGGAACATATGACGGCGTTCTTGGTGGTACAAGAGGTACGATGATTTATTCTCGTTTTGTTATAATGGGAACTACGAAAGATTCTACTGACATTCCTCGATTATATGATACATGCGACTTAAAAGATTTATATGCTGCTGTAGCAAGCAATGACGCGTATGATAGGAATCATGTTTATGTCGACAGACTTGGAGATTCGTATTTCTATGCTTGTCCATTTGTTATTGGTTATGGTAGTATTGGAGCAACTGCAACTTACTTTGATGATGAAGGTATAACTGTAATTTCTCCAACAAGTAACGCATCACAAGACCCTAGATTTAGGTTGTCTGATAATGCAATGAGAGTTTACATAGATGCTAAAGACACTAACGACACATTTGAGTTTAGTGGCAAATATTTCTGGGGTACAAGCGCAGATTGGGATTTCGGAACATCTGCAGACGTTACACTAGTTAATGCATGGTTTGAGGGAATGGGAGATTTCACAATGGGTTGTGGAGTTTCTGGTTACGCAACTTGGAAGAATTGCGATAACGTCATCATTTGTGCTAGTGCAGAAATTGACGATAGTACATTTGATGGTTGCGATAAAGTTACACTAAGTGGAGATGGCGCAGAACTAGAAAATTGCATAATTAAAAATGCAGATACTTATGGATTAGTTATCGAAACAGCTGGCACATACACTTTGACAAATTGTACGTTTACAGATAATCCTTCAGACATTAGATTTGAAAATGCGTCAGGAACAGCAACTGTGCATATTATTGGTGGAACATTTTCTCCTTCAATAAGTAATGGCGGTTCTGGTTATGAAATACGTCATCCTGTATCAGTAGAAATCGACGGATTTGATTCAGGTGCAAGCGTAAGAGTAGAATTACAATCTGACACTTCTCAAACTATTATAAATGAAGAAGACGTTTCTGGGACATCAATTTCGAATGATGATTATGATTATGAAGCTGATACTCCAGTTTATATTAAAGTAAGGCAGAGCTCATCGACAGATGCTACACGATATCACAGTTATAAGCAAGAGGCAACTGTATTAGTAGACGGACTATTCGTTACTGTTAGTATGGTTGAAGATTCAGTTGTAGATTGGAGCGGTTAATTGTTCAAATGTTGTAAGAAAATCTCAAAACAAATAGGAGGAAAAAAATGGCAATAGGCGACGATATAGGAATTAATACGACACATAAAATTATAAGCCACGATTCTGGAAGCACTGTCTATACTGTTAATGATTTGTATACTGAATTAATGGATACATTCGACGATTTAGCATATATGGACGATGACGTGCCAATGAGTGCACAGACTCCGTATAAATATACAATGATTAATGGGTGGTACATCGAAGAAGAACTTACTCAGTATCTTAATGAAGGAGCTATTATTACCAATGGTTATAATGGCGAAGTCAGAACATTATACTGTTCGTCAACTGGTTACGTAAATTGCGTAGCAGGTGATGTTACAAAAACAGTTACTGGCGGAACTACATCTGATACTGGAGTATTGCTTGATTACGACAACGACGCATATAAGTGGTGGGTCAGAATGTCAGACACTGCTGATTTATTCGACCACTCAACTGAGACATATACTATCGGTTCTGGAACAGGAAGTGCTGTCGCAAGTCAGATTTCTGCAACAGGAGAACATTGGTTTTCTAATTTGTATACGATTGGTACTCTCGAAAACTCACCAACATTATATATCTACCAAAATGGCAGTAAGATTGATGGATGGTGGTCATCTGGACAAATTGATGTCTTGATTAAGACTGTCGAATCTGGAGTTACAAATGACAGCAAAGCAGTTACTGTATTTGCAAGACAATGGCAAGACCAATATGATTCTTATGGAATTACACTTTCTGACAACGGTCACGAAGCAGTTCCTTTAGTATCTATCACTGATGCAAATAACGAATCTGTTACTACTGATATATACAATATTGTTGATACTGACATGAATGGTGGTACCTCAACAGGTATTAACATTACATTTAGTTTCGCGACAGCGTATTCAGCAGATATTAACGAAGATGGTTCAAACGAAGAATATTATTGTAAAATTGACTGTAACTCTGTAGCAATCGAATCTGTGTATGAAGCACTTAAATGGATTACAAGAGAAGGTAGTACATCTACATTAAAGTATAGCAGCGATTCTGACACAATCAATGGTGAAGCATATCGATATCTTTCAAGCGACTTCAACGAAGTTAAAGCTTGTCCCTTTGGTAGCTTTGCTGGTGGTAAACTTTTCGCAGCAAAAGGTGTATATTTAGTTAACTTACATCCAGACGACATTCAGAATTATCAATTGATTGCTTTAGATGACGAAATCGTTATTCCACCAAACAAGCAGAATTTAACAATTACTAACATCTCTTCAAATGACACAGTTGCAGTGTTCTTAGACGATGGCTCAAATGAAGTAGATAAAGATACATATTCTGCAGACACAAATACACTCAGTGCAGGCACGTTAACACTTCAAGATACTATTCCTGCAGATACACCATCAAGTGGCTTCGTTATCGCAGTTCAATCTGATGGAGCAGAACAAGTATACGAATATTCAGCATGGGCATCAAGTGCGTTCACTCTCACAAACGGCACACTCAGTACAGCGTATAATTCAAACTATGACTTAGCATATGTACCATACATTTATACAGACGATGTATCTGGTAGTTCAACATATGTTCAGTTAGAATATACAACTGATAGAGCAGTGGTTGTTAGAGTTAGACGGTCAAGCACATCTACAAAGATTCTACCATTTGAAACATTCGGTACTTTTGGTTCAACAGGTTTAACTGTAGCAGCAATTAGAACTGAAGACTCTGTTATAAGTTAGGGGGCTTAATATGGTTAGTCTTTCATTTGATGACGTCAACAAAATCATAACAATTGCTAAGCCGACAGTCTCTGTCAAAGTGCAAGAACTTTATGACGGCATTAGAGAGTGGGAAGACGACCTTGAAAACATGGATATCCCTAAAGTTTGTGACGCTTACGGTAAACAGGCATTAACTGATACATTATACGTAGGCGTTACTCTCATTCTTTACGATTGGAAAATTAAATTCGAAGACAGAACTGTTGGAGAAGGTTGGACAACTTGCGAAGTTGTAGAAGGAAATCTTAGAACTTATGATTCCGGCACTACATCATATGTAAGTCCAATTGAACCAGCATCGTATGTTACAGCAACATTATCATCAAGTGCATCAGCAACAATTAAAGAGTTAGATACACTACCAGCAGACGTAGCAGAATCTGTTTGGAATGCAACCGCATCAGATTACACAGTTTCTGGAAGTTTCGGAGAATTATTAAATTTCATCTACAATATCGAAGGTGGAATGTGGAAACGAGATGGAACTACATTAACGTTTTATAAAGACGATAATTCAACTACTGTTGCAACATTTAACTTAAAGACAGTTACAGGTTCAGCAGCAGGTGAAACAGATGATGTATATGAGAGACAACGAGCTTAGGTGATTCCATGATAACAAGGGGTCTTGGACAGCATAGCAAGCAAATGCTTATAACTAGAGGTCTTGGACTCACTGTTGGTGGAGTTGGAGAACAACTTCATTGCACTGAGCAAATTGTCTTAGATGACGAATATAAGTTCACTCTTTATAGAACGATATTAAATGAGTTAACAATTGTAGATGATAAGACGTATTCATTAAGTAGACGCATTCTCAATAATGTCTCAATAGTTGAAGTAGATTACTTTTCAATAATGACATCAATAATTGAGAATGTATTAATTGATACTGATAAACTATTCAATATTGATTATAATATCATTGACTTAATAATTAATACTGATGACAGAACATTTGAATTATTATTCGA